AGCAATGGGAGGTAGTGAAAGCTCAACATGGAGTGGTGGTCAGATGCGCCTGTATAGGGATGCAACCAGTATAGGTGAATCAACTGCAACCACAGGGAGTACCGCTGGAGCTAACTTTGGTGGTGGCTCTGGGATGCGCATAAGAGACCTATATGCCACTTGGACTGCAGGAGGGGGCTTCTTAGACTCTCCAAGCACTACGGCAGCCACTACGTATAAGGTAAAACTTGCTGCTGTGAATTATGGTGGCACTACTGTCTATCTTAATCGGGCAGGTACAAGTACCTCCGCTTACTCAGGGGTGGGAACATCTACAATAACAGTTATGGAAATAGGAGCATAAGATGAGAGATACAGCAATTAGAACCATACACACAAATGTTGTTACGGTTAATGGTGAGAGAGATGCTACAGATGCTAATGGTACTATAGTAGTCTTAGACGAAGCGTTAATTACAGCAGAAGTAGCTCGCCTCCAAGCAGAATACAATAGTAAACAATACTCACGAAATAGGGCAGAAGCATATCCATCCCTAGAGCAACAAGCTGACATGGCTTACTGGGACAGACAGAATGGTACTACTACTCTTGATGATGCTATCACTGCGGTTAAGATTAAATATCCAAAAGCTAACTGATGTTCGGTATATCCGCATTCTCACAGATACCGTTTAGCTCTTTAGCGCAAACTATTGTATTAGGATCTGCGGCTATTGTAGGAAGCTCAGATGTAACAGCTTTAGCGTTTGCAATTCGCACAGATTCAGCACAGATTACAGGTAACGCTCAAGTTGAGGCTAATGCCTTTGCTATCTTTACTGATTCAGCGTCTATAAGTGGCGTAGGAAGCGTTGTTGCTAGCGCAGTAAGGGAAAGGTTAAGCTCAGGTCAAATAAATGGCTTGGCGATCGTTATAGCAAATTCTACGCGTGTTCGTACAACTTCAGGAGCAGTCACAGGCTTTGCGGTATTTAATGCTAACGGTGCGCCAATAGGCAAAAACTGGACACCTATACCAGTAGAAAACAATACATGGAATGATATAGTTATTGGCGACAATAATTGGACAGAAGTTTCATCGGACACAAACATTTGGAATCGAAAAGGATAGATAATGGCAAAAAACAAAATTAGCGAATGGTCAGCAACGCCAGCAAACAATACTGACGTTGGTGGAGTAGATATTGCCGAAGGATGTGCGCCTAGCGGCATTAACAACGCAATCCGTGAAATTATGGCACAGGTTAAAGATTTAGTAACAGGGGCAGATGCTGATAATTTAACGGTAGGTGGTAATTTAACTGTTAATGGCACAACAACTTTAACAACCGACCTTCCTATAACTAGTGGCGGTACTGGGGCTTCAACGGCTTCTGATGCTCGTACAAACTTAGGCTTAGGCACTATTGCAACACAAGCGGCTAACAGCGTGGCTATTACTGGCGGTGCTATTACAGGCATTACCGATTTAACTGTAGCGGATGGTGGTACAGGGGCTTCTACACACACTGCAAACAGTGTACTGATTGGGGAAGGTACTTCTGCTATATCATCTGTTGCTCCTAGTACATCTGGCAATGTATTGTCATCTGATGGCACTAACTGGGTAAGTGCTGTCCCAGACCCTTCTCTTGGTGTAGGGCAGACATGGCAAAACTTAATAGGCAGTAGAGCTGCTGGGACTACTTATACAAATTCTACAGGCAGACCAATTATGATTTCTATATCTGTAAATGGTCCAGCAAGTACATCTATAAACTCTTTAACTATATCTGGCGTTATAATTGGGTATGTATCAGGTGATGATAATTATAACCCTAGACAAACCATAAGTGCAATTGTACCTGATTCAGCTACTTATGTATTTTCTTCTGGGTGTCCTGTAATATCATGGGCTGAGTTACGTTAAGGATATTAAATGCCAATACAAAACATTACATTTACAGAATGGACACCTGATCAACCTTCTATTGTAGAGAACATTGCTTATGTTTTTAATGTTATACCAGCAGGGGTTGGTTATAATCCTTTCCCATCTCCTGTAAATTATTCAAACGCGGCAAGTGAAAGTTTAAGCAATGTATTTGCTGGAAGGTTTGCATCAACAACTAACGTATTTGCAGGCGGCATAACTAAGCTATTTAAGTTTGATTCTGCTACGCTAGATTTAGATGATGTATCAAAATCAGGTGGTTATTCAAGCATCGTGAAATGGAACTTCACACAGTTTGGCAGTAGCGTTATTGCGGCTAACAATGTTAATAAATTACAGGTTTACACACTAGGCTCTAGCACAACATTTTTAGATGCGGCAGCTAATGCACCAATTGCTGAATATGTAACGGTAGTGAGAGATTTTGTTGTAGCTGCCAACTTAGATTCAGGCACTAACGCAAATAAGGTTCAATGGTCAGACATAAATGATGAAAGCGATTGGACAAGTGGCGCAACATCGCAGTCAGACTTTCAAATTATTGCAGACGGTGGCAACATTCGCGGTATCACAGGCGGTGAGTTTGGCTTAGTGTTATTAGATAGCGCAATTGTTAGAATGTCTTACATTGGATCGCCTTTTTTCTTTCAATTCGATACTATTGCTAAAGGCTTAGGTTGCGTAGAAGGTAATTCTGTTACCAAGTATGGAAACACTACTTTTTTCTTAGGCGAAGAAGGTTTTTATTCGTGCGATGGTTCAACCGTAACGCCTATTGGTAACGAAAAGGTAGATAGATGGTTTTATGAAAACGCTAACCCTGCTAAATTTTCTAATATGTCAGCAACGGTTGATCCGTTTAAGAAAATAGTGATATGGAACTTTGAAACTACTTTTGCTAAACGTGGGCTTATGATATACAACTGGCAAGTGCAAAAATGGTCTTATGGCGAATCAGATGCAACGGTTGTGGCTCAATCAGCTTCGGCAGGTAGCACTTTAGAAGGCTTAGCAATTAACTATGTCGTAAACGCAGGCTCTTTTGTAATAGCTCAAGAATATACCATTACTGAAATAGGCGACACAGACTTTACGCTAATCGGTTCTGCTTTAAACTTGGTAGGCGCAAGATTTACTGCTACAGGCGCTGGAACTGGTACAGGTAATGCTGTAGATTTAGCGGCTGCATCTGCGGCTGGGTTTACTTTAGATACCTTAACCACCTCATTAGATTCACCATTGTATACAGGCGGTAAGACTGTATTATCAGGTGCAATTGATGACACAATTGTAACGTTTACGGGCGACAACGCTCCAGCTAGGATTGACACAGGCTCTTTTGGCAGCCAATTTACAACGGTGATTAAATTAGCTAGACCAATCATTGATGACGGATCTGCGGATGTTGCTGTATTAAGTCGAAATTTATTAAATCAAGTAGTTGACTTTGGTGCTTACATTCCTGCTGATTTAGAGAATAGAGTTTCATTAAGAAGCGGTGGGAAATATCATCAATTATCAGTTATTCCAACAGGTGATCGTTGGTCTAACATTTTGGCAATTGAGGTAGACTTAGCTGAACAGGGCGTTAGATAATGTCAGTTAATCAGCGATACCGAAAATTAAATCCAGCAGGCGCACAGCCACGCGAGATTAGTGAAGTGGTCAATAACATTGTAGACGGTAAGACTAACAACACTGGCTACTTTATTACGTCAGCATCAACCACAAGCAGTATTTTATATAATGAGCGCATTGGTGCTGATACAGCCATTATATTTACTCCGTTAGATGATAACGCGGCTGGTGAAATGGTAAAACTATACGTTGGCACACGTTCTAAAGGGCAAGCAGTTATTAATTACGACTCCAATGCTTATGTTTGTAATTACATGTATATCGTGGTTGGCTAATGTTTGTATCTGCCGTCATCCCAAAAGATTATGATTTAGTTTGGAATCAAATATCAGACTACATGGAAGGCGCAGCAAAATACACACACGGTAGATTTAATTTACAAGACATCAAAGACGGGCTATATAAAAACAAATGGCAGTTATGGATCGCATTTGATGAGAATAAGATTTACGGTGCTGTAATAACAGAAGTCATACAGTATCCACGTTTAAATGCCCTGATTTTGCATTTTACGGGGGGTACACAGCTTAAACTATGGAAAGATGATATGTTATCCTTGCTAAGAAGGTTCGCAAGCGATAACGGATGTAAAACGATAGAATCGTACGGTAGGACAGGCTGGAAGAAAGTATTTGAAAAAGATGGCTTCAAATCAAAATTTATGTGTTACGAATTACCGATAGAGGGAAATGAAAAATGATTAAATTAAATTGGGTTAGTGACTTAATGGATAGCTTTATGTTTTATGGTGGCGGCAAAGGTAGCGGTGGTGGTGGTGAAAGCAAATCAACTGCAACGATTGATCCTATGCTTAGACCTTATGTAACTTATGGTTTAAATGAAGCGCAAGGATTGTATCAATCGAATAATCCTGATTATTACCCGGGTCAAACTTATGTAAGTCCTTCTGATACAACGCAGGCGGCACTACAAGCTCAACAAAACAGAGCTTTAGGTGGTAACCCTTTATTACCAGCTGCACAACAACAACAGCAAGACGTTATTGGCGGACAGTATCTACAAAACAATCCATTCTTTAATCAAGCTATGGCTGGCGCAGCAGGTGCGGCATCACAAAACTATTTTGATGCTATCAACCAAGCTCAATCAGGGGCATCTCAAGCTGGTCGTTACGGATCAGGCGCACAAGAGAACTTGTTTAATCGTGCAGGTACAACTCTGGCGAATACTTTGACAAATAAAGCTGGTGAGATGTCTTATACAAACTTTGCTAACGAAAGAGCAAGACAAGACGCAGCTTCTGGCAACGCACCGCAATTAGCACAAGCTGATTATGTTGACATTAATCAATTGGCTAATGTTGGACAGGCTCAAGAAGGTTATCAACAAGCGGCATTAGAAGATGATATTGCACGATTTAACTTTGAGCAAAATCTACCACAAAATAAACTTAACCAATTCTTAACTCAAATCGCAGGCGTGCCACAAGGATCGGAATCGACAACAACGCAATCATCTAGCGGTGGTGGAAAGATTGTATGTACAGCGATGAACCATGTGTACGGCTTTGGTAGTTTCCGTAATAAGATATGGTTGGCACAATCTAAAGACTTACATCCAGCTTACCAAGTTGGCTATCATACTTTATTCATGCCTATCTTAATGTTTGGCTATTTAAACGAAACCAATCCTATTAGACGTATGGTAAGGGCAGTATTAGAACACGTTGCTAGACATCGTACGGCTGATATCTGGAAACAGAGAAAAGGCAAGCGTGATACATTAGGTCGCATCTATCGTGCGATAATTGAACCTGTTTGCTACGTAGTTGGCAGATTGAAAGGGGCTTAATATGTTCTGGAATCCGTGGACTATAGGTGCAGCAATTGGGGCTGGTACATCTTTATTAAGAGGAAGTGACCCATTCAAAGGGGCTGCAATTGGTGGCATTATGGGCGGAGTAGGAAGTCAATTTGCTAATGCTGATGCAGTAAGTGGTGTCGGTAGTTCTACAGGCGGTGTAAGTGGAGTTGGAACAGTTCCAACAGGTTCAAGTATTGGAGCAGGTAGCACTAGTCCTTTAAGTGCAGGTGGCATATTGAATGGTGCTGGTACAAACGCTTTAGCAGGTGGAAATGTAGCTCAAGGTATGGCAATGAATGGTTCTGCTTTAGCAGGTTCAAGCGCCATACCTTCATCCGCAATAATTCCTGGCAGTATTGAATCATCTGGAATGGTTGCAGGCGCATCTGGTAATTTAGTTAATCCTGAATACTTTGTAGGCGCAGGAACACCATTTCAAACATTTACAGGTGGTGAAGGTGTATTGTCAAACGCTTTTCAAAACTTTTCATCAAACTTACCTGACTATGTAACGCCTGACAATGTTGTTGGTGCTGCAAACATTTTATCTCAATCACAGCCACAGCAAATGCCTATGCCTACAAGTAGCGCAAGCGTGTCACGCGGAAGCCAAAGACAAGGGAATATTGATTATGGAATGGCTCAACCTATCAAACGCAGAGGAATACTATAATGGATTTTAATATATTCGGATCAGCGCCTGAGTATTATTCAGGACTGTTAGGACAAGAAGCTACTGATAAGCTACAAAAACGCGCTACAGGTACAGGCATAGCTAATGCTTTGCTTGCTCTTGTAGCGCAGCCACGCAATCAAGGTTACGGCTCGGCTTTGCCTTATATTGGCAAGGCTTTAATGGCTGGGCAACAAGCTGGTCAGAATGTCATTGAAAGTGGCTTTGGTGACTTTGAACGAACCCAAAAAATTGCTGATATGAAACGTCAACAAGAACAGCAACAAAGATTACAAGGAATGATTGCAGGCATTACAGACCCTAATGAACGGTTGTTGGCTGAAATTTCACCAGAACAATATGTTGCTAATAAAGTTAAACCTACGGGTAAATTATTGACTCTAGAAGAACAAGTTGCAGAAGGATTGCCACCAACTGGAAGGTGGCAACAAAAAGCTGATGGAACATTTGAACAAGTATCTGGCACAGCTCCAAAAGAACCCCAATCAATGCCTTCTTCAGTTCAAGAGTATGAATTTGCTAAATCACAAGGATATACTGGTTCATTTAATCAATTCTTAGAAAACAAACAACCTAAAGGCGTATCAATTCAAAATTACGGTTCACCTGTTGCTGGAGTTGATCAACAAGGAAATCCTGTATTTTTTCAACCTGATAAATTTGGTGGCGCGCCTTCTATTGTTCAAGGGGTAGCTCCACCTGCAAAAAATACTAGCGTAACAGAAGGGGAAAGAAAAGCTGCTACATTGTTAAAACGTATGCAAGGATCATTAGCTCAATTAAAAAGCGTTACACAAGAATCTCCTTCATCACAAAAACCAGAAGTTGTGCAATCAATGGTAAGAGGGCTTCCTTTGGGAATTGGTGAATCAGCAGCAAATGTAATAACTTCTGGTAAAAGGCAACAAGTAGAAGCTGCTCAATTAGATATATTAGATGCTGCATTAACATTGGGTACTGGCGCAGCATATACTAAAGAACAATTAGAAGGTTATAGAAAATCATATTTTCCTCAAATTGGTGATAGCAAAGAAAATATATTAGCTAAACAACAACGTTTAAACAATGTAATAGAAGCTGCAAAAATTGCAGCTGGAAATGCACTTCCTAAACAAATAATTCCTAAAAATACGCCAATGTCAACAAGAAATAAAAAAGATATATTTAATCAATATGGGGTTCAATAATGGCTGATATAAACAAATTAAAAGATGCTTTAATTGCAGCCGACAATGCTGGAGATACAGAAGCAGCCAAAATGTTTGCAGATGAAATTAAATCTATGCAACAACCAACAATGGCACAATTAATGAAACAAAGCGGTTATGGTAGTGTTTCAGAGTTTGATCCTTATGGTGGTACTTTTAATAAATTTGCGCTTGGTGTTGGCAAGGGATTAGTAGATACAGGTCGTGGCGTAGGTCAAAGATTAGGTATAGTTTCAGAAAGTGATATTGCCAAAGCAAGAGAATTAGACAAGCCATTAATGAAAAGTACAGCAGCGCAAGTAGGAAATATTGCAGGTTCTATTTTACCAGCAATTCTAACTGCGTTTATTCCAGGCGCACAAGGTTATGCAGGATCAACTTTAATCGGTGCTGGACTTGGTGCTTTGCAACCAACAACAGAAGATGATTCAATAGTTGCAAATACCATTTTAGGTGGAGCAGGTGGAGCAGTAGGTAAAGGTGTTGCAGATGTAATTGGTGCTAGCATATCAAAAGGATATACAGGAGCTAAAACAATAGCTGAAAGATTAAAAAATGTAATCCAAACAGGACAAGCCCCATTAGCACAAAAAAAAGCTCAAGCTGTATTGCAAACTTTAGGCATTAATTTAACTGACTTATCAGAAAGCGTACGAAACTCTATTGTTAAAGACACACAAGATGCGTTAAAAATAAACCCAAATTTATCAAAAGACGCATTAAACAGATTGCTTGATTACAGAATCACAGGCGCAACTCCTAGAAAAGCACAGTTAACTTTAGACCCTTCAGATATTACACGCCAAACTAATGTAGAAAAACTAGCTGTTAATAGCGCAGGAAACTTAAAAAATGTAGCTAACGAAAACAATTCTGTTTTACTTAAAAATTTAGATGATTTAGGTGCTGCACAATCATCTGGTGAGTTGTTTACTTCTGGAAGTAATGTTTTAGATTCTGCATCAAACTTTTTGCAAGGTAGAAAAGAAGCTGTTACTAATTTATATGACGTAGCTAAAGGATTGGGTGGGCGAGATGTCATGTATGATAATTTAGCTTTTACTAATCAAGTTGGCAAAAATTTAGATGCTCAATTAAAAAATGCTTTTTTGCCCGGTGAAATTAAAACTATTGTAAATGATATTGCTGAAGGTAAAATCCCTTTAAACATACAAGTAGCAGAACAGCTAAAAACAATATTATCTAGCGCAAGTAGAGCGGCAAAACAATCTGGTAATGGCAATGCAGTATCTGCTCTAAAAATAGTCAGAGATGCTATTGAGGAAACTCCTCTAGTTGGCGATGTTGGCAATGATGTTTTAGGGGCTTTTAATGCTGCAAGAAAAGAAGCGTTTAACCTTAAAAAGTTACAAGAAAACGCGCCTATATTAAAAGCTATTGATGATGGTGTTGAACCAGATAAAATATTTGAGAAATATATAATCAGGTCAAATTTAGATGAATTTAAAAACACAATAGATGTTTTAGACGAAACAGCAAAACAACAGTTAAAAAATGATATGTTGTCTTACATTAAATTTAAATCAACAGCAGGCAATTTAGATAACACCACAGCAAAAATTAGTTCTTCTGCTATGGATAAAGTCTTTGGTAAAAACGGTTTGATTACTAATAAGAAACTAGAGTTGTTATTTAATAAAGATGAAATTGCTAAATTAAACGCAATTAAAAACGTTATAAAATACGAAACAACGCAACCAGTTGGAAGTGCTGTGAATAATTCAAACACTGCATCATCTGTGTATTCTGCATTGGAAAGAATAGGATCATCTAAAGTCGTTAATGCCACCCCTTTTGGCAAACCAATGCTTGCTGATCCATTAACTGAAATAACAACTGATGCGGCAGTAAGAAATTCGCTTAACGTGCCTAGAAGTTTGCTTAATAATACGCAAATGCCAGCAACACCTGCTAGATTTAGAGGACTTGGTGGCATATTAGGTGCTGAATCTTTCCAAGAACGTCAATAAGTAAAATATATTAATTAAAGGGAACAAGATGGACAAAGAATCTATTGCCGCGGCTGCAACAAAAGTCACTTATGGTGGCGCAAGTGGAGCTGTATTTTTTGGGCTGACGGCTAATGAATTGGCAGCGATTGGTGGTTTAATATTGGCATTAATTGGCTTGATTGTGCAGATTGTTTTTAAGGTGTTAGGTTACTTGGAAATGAAACGTCACCACGATGAAATAGAGAAAAAATGAATCGAGCACCCATTATCAGCTTAGGCATTAGCGGTATTGCGTTAATCGGATTACTTGTTGCTGAAGGTTATCGTGACAATGCTTATATCCCAGTTGCTGGCGATGTGCCTACAATTGGCTTTGGAACGACACAAAATGTTAAGATAGGCGATAAGGTAACAGTAGCTGAAGCATTAAATCGCGCTGTAGTTGATGTACAGAAGTTTGAGGGCGCAATTAAATCATGTGTTACCGTACCCTTGCATCAATACGAATATGATGCTTATACTAGCCTAGCGTATAATATTGGATCAGGTGCATTTTGTCGTAGTACGCTAGTTAGATTATTAAACAAAACAAACTATGATGATGCTTGTAGGCAAATTTTAAAGTGGGATAATTTTAAAGGTAAGCCATTGCGCGGACTAACAATAAGGCGCGAAAAAGAATACAAACAATGCATAGGCGTTACTAATTATAAAGGATAGCTAATGCAAGAGTTTCTGCAATACTGCGAAACTGAGCGGCAAACTGAAATTATACAAGCTGTTATTGAAGCAGGCAGTAACAA